AAATAAAATCTCTTATTATTCATGGCCCATGATCAATGGGCCATGAAACTTGAATTTTTAGTCTTGTTCTAATTCTCTTGCTTTTTGGGTAACGGCCCACCAAACAAGGAAATTTTTAAAAGTGTCTTCATCGCTGACATTACGCGCCCCGTCAAAATCACTCATTAAATATGGAACTGAAAACCCTGTGTCCTCGCTTAGATCGTAAAGCATATCCCAAATTTCTTTTTTGTGCTTATCATAAAAAGCGATTGTTTCAGTGTAATGGGTCAAGCCAGATACACCACCACTACAACCATGAGTTGCAATGTCTTTGATTAAAAATCGCTCTTGTAATTGACCCACCGCCAAAAAACCTTGAATTGAGTTTTCATCTTCTGGTCTGTGTTTAGTCATTATAGATGATGAAGACCATTTTAAATTCCTGTCTTGCATCATTTTATCTTCGTCACTTCTATATATTTTAGTCATATATTTATTGTCCTTTTTTATTTGTTATTTTATCCATTATTATCCTTGATATTTATTTCATCTTAAATTATAAATCAAGGTATATTTTCAAATTATTGAAAATAAATTAACAACGAACAAAGGACAATGAAACATGAATAAAGAACAACCAACCGTTTTTAGTGATATTCATTTTTATAAGAAATATGAAATAAGACAGTCGAGCAAATCGGGTCGATATTTTATTTATAAAGATGATGTAAATCTTCAAGGTGATGACGGCTACGGTGACCCTTACCGAAGTTTAGAAGATGCTAAAACACAAATTGAACACAGTGAAAAAAGGCATCATCCAATAATGGCTACCAATTGGGAAACCTATTTAATGGAAGCAATTAAAACGGGGCTTGAAAGTCCGACCCCTTACAAAGTCATCCCGTATAAAAACGGGATAGGCATTAAAAAGATTGAATTGATAAAATCATGAATAATATCTTATCGGCCATATATCTTGTATTATGTTTCGCGTTGATGTTTTTAGGCGTGATCATTACAATTCACTTTTCAACCTGGCTAGGTCTTATCTTAACAGTCTTAGCGGGTTTTAAATTTTGGTATCAGCTACCGCAATTACAAGATTAATTTAATTACAATCAATCATTGACTAAGGCCCCATGTTTCATGGGGCCTTTTTTATTTTGTGTGAGCAGTGACCCGTGGCGCGTGTATCTTTATTTAATAATAGAGGTACCAACGCGACACCAAAAAATGAAAGTGGCGAAGCCCCCATACCCCCTTTTTACTAGATAGGGATCCTAATGTATGTATATATATGCTTGATTTATATTGTCATACGCTGTAAAAAACTTATTGAACATCAATAGTGATGCAAAAAATTTTATAAAAATTTTTTATGAAACCGAATGATATAGATATTAGTAAACTTCCTGCCGACATACGAAGAACGTTTAAACAACTTCAAGTATTACACGCTGAAAAAAAGATACGGAATAAGGCTAAAGATGACTTCCTTTCTTTTGTCAAATGCGTTTGGCCAGATTTTGTAGAGGGGTCCCACCACAGGCACATTGCAAAAAAATTTAATGAACTAGCCACGGGTGAAATAAATAGATTAATTATCAACATGCCACCCAGACATACGAAATCAGAATTTGCATCGTATCTTCTGCCAGCATGGATGGTGGGCCGTGATCCAAAGCTCAAGATCATTCAAGCAACCCACACGGCAGAACTAGCAATACGATTTGGTCGTAAAGCAAAAAACTTGATTGACTCAGAAGATTATAGAAAAGTTTTTGATACCACACTCAGTGAAGATAGTCAGGCAGCAGGACGTTGGGAAACCTCAGCTGGTGGTGAATACTTTGCAGCTGGTGTTGGCGGTGCGATCACGGGCCGTGGTGCAGATTTATTGATCATTGATGATCCACACTCGGAACAAGATGCAATGTCCAAGGTATCATTGGAGCGAGCATATGAATGGTATACATCTGGTCCAAGACAACGTTTACAACCTGGTGGAAAAATTATTGTCGTAATGACTAGATGGTCTACGAAAGATTTAACAGGAGCCTTGGTCAGTAATCAAAAGGATGCAAAATCTGACAAGTGGCACGTGGTCGAGTTTCCAGCAATCTTGGACCATGAATCAGATCCAAAACCTGTCTGGCCTCAGTATTGGAAACTGGATGAACTGGAGAAAGTTAAAGCTGCACTTCCTGTTGCTAAATGGAATGCACAGTGGATGCAACAACCAACATCGGAAGAAGGTGCAATATTAAAACGAGAATGGTGGAGAACGTATGAAGGAGATGACATTCCACAAATTTATCATGTCATACAATCTTACGATACCGCGTTCCTTAAAAAAGAAACAGCGGACTATTCTGCTATTACTACTTGGGGTGTTTGGTATCCAAGTGAAGACTCGGGTGCTAATTTAATATTGTTAGATGCAATCAAAGGACGGTATGAGTTTCCAGAACTAAGGAGACTTGCTTTAGAGCAATATCGTTATTGGAATCCTGAAACAGTGATCATTGAGGCGAAAGCTTCTGGATTGCCTTTGACTTATGAACTACGGAAAATGGATATTCCAGTAATGAATTTTACACCTAGTCGTGGAAATGACAAGCACGCCCGTGTAAATGCTGTTGCACCTTTGTTCGAATCTGGTATGATATGGGCTCCTCAACAAAAGTTTGCGGAAGAGGTCATTGAAGAATGTGCAGCCTTTCCGTTCGGGGATCATGATGACTTGGTCGACTCCACCACTCAAGCGATCATGAGATTTAGACAAGGTGGATTAATCGAACATCCAGAAGATTATGTGGATGAAGTCGTAGAACAGAAGAAAAGGATTTATTACTGATGGTTAAAGTTCCGTTAATGATAGCAAAGCCAGTGCTAAAAAAATTTAGAAAATTTGTCGAAGATAGAAATAAAACTAGTAGGAAACTTAATAAAAAAGGTGGTAGTTTTAAAAATATAAATACAGCACAACAAAGATTAGATTCTGCTAAAGAGTACACATCAGGTGTAGTTAATTTTTTAAAGAAAAAGAAAGCACCTGCAGCAGCTTTAAAAATGGTTAAAAAAGGTTTTGATGAAGTTGTTAAAAGAAGAAAAGAGTTTAGAGATGCTGTTGCTGAATCAACAGCTAAAAAATTAAAAGGAAGAAAACCAAACTTCAAAGGTGGTTTAATTAGAAAACCTAAACTAGCTACGAAAGGCTATTAATGGACTACGGCAAGAAGTACATGGCCAATGCTGATAAAGCAACCCAACAAAAATTTAATGAGATTGTAAAAGATTTAAGAGTAGACATGTCTTTAGAGTCTGCGGTAAGCGAAGCATTAAGACAGATGAGAGAAATGAGACAAGGTAAAAAAGGCGGTGGTATGATTGATAAACCACTTGGTTCAGGAGGCGTGAAATCTGGCCCACCACCAAAATCAGGACCTAACCCACAGGGGTTGAAAGTTCCTTTAAAACAAGTTAGAAGCTAACATTGGAGAAATTTTAAATGGCAGATATAGATAAGTCCCTTCCTAACGAAATTCGAACAGAAGTAGAAATACCAGCTGAGGAAGAAGTTGTAGAAGAGGAAGTAGTAGAACAAGGTCCCGTAGAAGTTATACCTGAAGAGGATGGTGGAGTTACATTAGACTTTGAACCAGGAGCGATCAATGTTCCAGGAACCGAGAATCATTTTGATAACTTAGCTGACATTTTACCTGAAGATATTTTAGAACCAATCGGAAACGAAATGGTTGACAACTACATGGAATATAAAAATTCCAGAAAAGATTGGGAACAAACTTATATTCAAGGTTTAGATCTTTTAGGATTTAAATATGAAAATAGAACTGAACCTTTCCAAGGAGCAAGTGGTGCAACTCATCCTGTACTTGCTGAAGCAGTCACACAATTTCAAGCACAAGCTTACAAAGAATTATTACCTGCAGAAGGACCTGTAAGAACAGATATTATCGGAGTGGATTCTCCACCTGTTCAACAACAGTCTCAACGGGTTAAAGATTATATGAATTATCTTTTAATGGATCAAATGGAAGAATATGAACCTGAGTTCGATCAAATGTTATTTCATTTACCACTAGCTGGTTCGACGTTTAAAAAAATATACTATGACCAGTTATTAGGGAGAGCAGTGAGTAAATTTATTCCTGCTGAGGATTTGATTGTTCCGTACACGGCTACCTCATTAGACGAAGCGGAATCAATCATCCACTCTTTAAAAATTTCTGAAAACGATTTAAGAAAATCACAAGTCAGTGGTTTCTATTCTGATGTAGAACTTGGTCCTCCAGGTGTCGACAACAATGATGAATTAACAAAGAAGGAAAGAGAAATTTCTGGAACTAAAAAAACAGGTAAGCAAGAAGATGTTTACAATGTTTTAGAGTGTCATGTTAATTTAGACTTAGAAGGTTTTGAAGATATCGGTGCAGATGGTGAGCCAACAGGAATTAAACTTCCATATATTGTAACGGTTGAAGAAGCATCAAGAAAAATTTTATCGATTAAAAGAAACTATGCACCTGATGATATTAAGAAAAAGAAAATTTCTTATTTTGTTCATTTCAAATTTTTACCAGGTCTAGGTTTTTATGGTTTTGGTTTAATCCACATGATTGGTGGATTAAGTAGAACTGCAACTGCAGCTTTAAGACAATTACTAGATGCAGGAACTTTATCTAATTTACCTGCTGGATTCAAGCAACGTGGTGTTAGAGTAAGAGATGAAGCGTCACCAATTCAACCAGGTGAATTCAAAGATGTAGATGCACCAGGTGGATCATTAAGAGATGCATTCTTTCCACTACCTTACAAGGAACCTTCTCAGACATTATTGTCATTAATGGGAATTGTTGTTGGTGCGGGTCAAAGATTTGCAGCCATTGCTGATATGCAAGTCGGAGATGGAAATCAAGGCGCAGCCGTTGGAACAACTATTGCTCTTTTAGAACGTGGTTCAAGAGTCATGAGTGCAATCCATAAACGATTGTACGCGGCAATGAAAAAAGAATTTAGATTACTTGGAAAAGTTATTTCTCAATACTTACCACCTGAATATCCATACGACGTGGTTGGAGGAGCTAGAACTATTAAACAATTAGATTTTGACGATAGAATAGATATTATTCCTGTTGCAGATCCAAATATATTTTCTCAGTCACAAAGAATTACAATGGCACAAACAGAATTACAATTGGCGCAATCGAATCCACAGATTCATAATTTATATAATGCATACAGAAAAATGTATGAAGCAATTGGAGTGAAAGATGTTAATCAAATATTACCTCCACCTGCTCCAGTTCAACCTGTTGATCCAAGTGTCGAGCATATTAATGCATTAAACGCGAAACCTTTCCAAGCTTTCCCTGGTCAAGATCATAGAGCACACATCACAGCGCATTTAAACTTTATGTCAACTAACATGGTTAGAAATAATCCTGTGGTTATGGCTTCAATTCAAAAAAACATTCTTGAACACATATCAATCATGGCCCAAGAACAAGTACAAATTGAATTCAGAGAGCAAATGATGCAGATGCAAGTGCTACAACAGCAAGCACCAACCAATCCACAGTCAGCACAATTGCTACAACAGATAATGCAGACGATTGAAGCTAGAAAAGCGGTGTTGATTGCTGAAATGACAGAAGATTTTATGAAGGAAGAGAACAAAATCACATCACAATTTGATTCAGATCCACTTTTAAAACTAAAATCTAGAGAAGTTGATCTACGAGCCATGGAAAATGAACGTAAAAAACAAAATGATGAGGCTCAACAAGAACTTGCAAGAGCAAGATTGCTACAATCTAGAGATTTAGCGGAAGATAAGCTTGAACAAAACGAAGATTTAGCTAAATTAAGAGCTGGAGTTAGCCTTGCTAAGTCTGGTGTACAACAAATGTCTGTTATTGACGAAAATTAATGGTATATTAGTTTAACAAAAGGTAAAACATTATGATGAACTATAAAAAAGCAAAACAGATGGCAGTTCCAAGTCAAAATGTAGAGATAGATCCTAGATCTAAGACTACAGCTGACGGTACTTACAACTATATTCCTACAGGAGACAAGGAAAAAGTTAGAGGTACTAAAAGAATGCTATCTAATAAAAAGAAAACTGCTACTTGGTACTAAATTATGTGGTTATCGGCAATTAAATTAGCCGTTTCTGCTGGAAGTAAAATTTATGCTAACAAGCAGAAGACGAAAATGGCGATGTCAGAGGCACAACTCATGCACGCTACAAAAATGGCCCAAGGCCAGGAAGCTTACCAAGGCAAATTATTAGAAGCAAGGCAATCGGACTGGAAGGACGAGGCGGTCCTTGTAATATTAAGCACGCCCGTGTTAATTTTAGCGTG